GTTTTTTATGCGTGTCTTAGCGAAAAACACCAAAGAAATCGTGAGGATATTGCTTTGGCATTTGATATCGATGGTACTTCTGATTTTACCAAGGGTGAAAAAATATTTCGTGAAATATTTGAAAAGGACCAGAAGTATTCTTGGGTAATTTACCGGAATGCCGAAAATGAATCCATGTATCAGAGATATACCCACCAATTAAATTTACCTTACCCCATTGTTAAAACTATGATTACTATTAAAGAACACACACGTGACCACATTTTAGGTATTGCTGCTAAAAGTGAAATCGCGGGTATACTCTTTTATGCCTGTAAAGAAATACACGGTCTTAAAAATCCCAACAAGTTTGAGATAGCTAAATGTGTAGGTATCTGTAACCCCACGCTAAACAAAGTTGTTGAGATACTTCGTTATTTCTACGAAAAAAATGAAAATCTTAAGACAGTTTTATTAAATTCGGTTAAATGACTCTAAAAAAATCATAATAATTATTACCTTTACAAAATGCCTTCATCAAACCCTGAGCTTAAAAAAATCAAGGAAAAAGAGAAAAAGATTGAGAAAAAGATTAAAGGGTTTGAGAAAGCAGAAAATAAACTCGAAAAAGAGCTTAGTCGATTGAAAAAAAAGGAACAAAAATTAAAAGTTTAAAAGATTTTTAAAAGTTTATTAATTTAATCTGTTCCACAATATCAGGCGCTAACCGTTTAGGATAAATTACATTAAAAACTACGATGATACCGGTATCTACACGGTATCCGTCATTTGTTTTTACAATATTTTCAGTGGTGATTTCGTGAGATTTACCAAAAGGGTCTTTAAATGTTTTTTTAAAACCTGTTAATGATTCTTTTAACGTTATGTTGTAATAGCAACAAAGCATGTTTTCTTTTACAAAATAATTTTCTTCTAATTTTAATACAACCCCCCCTATTACAGGGTCTATAAATTGCATTTGTTGCCTGGGGATAATAGGTACATGGATAATTTGCTCTGCGTATCCATTTATACACCTCCCGCATTTTTTTGTATATCCATCACCAGTACATTCCATACATGCATCTAGTCTGTCTGAAAACCCACAGCCACTACATTGGTTACACGATTTAGGTTGGCAATCACATAATCGTTTCCTAACAATCTTCTTTGTTGTACCGGTAAGATACTCCAACGCCGTTATGTTTATAATAGTCTGGTTATTAATATTTCTTGCCCTGGGAAAAACAAATTGAGTTGTAAATGATTTAAATATATTACCCAAAACTGAATCCAATCCATCGCCATTTTTATTTTTTAAAAGAAATTCATAGGCACTTTTTATTTCCTGGAACTTATGGTTTGCGTCGGGGTCACTGTTTTTATCGGGGTGGTATTTTATCGCTGAAATATGGTATCGCTTTTTTAAAAGAGTTTCATCAAATTGTTGGGGTAAATCAAGTATCTCACGTGCTCTTGAAAAATCCATTAATACTATTTACTAATTTATTAATGTTTATAAAACGAATTTATTTTCCCCAATTAGGCCTGCACGTTCCACCAGCCCCACGTGTAAATCCTTCAGGGCAGGCATTTACACCGAATCTGGACCTGCCAAACTGGAGAGATGGTCCTTCAAACACTAGCCCACCTTTAACAGTTCCTGAGCGGCGCCTGCATCCACGCCTAGTGTAGGTACAGTTGGGGTTTGAACTGCAAATACTACGGCTAAGATGGTTGCACCCGGAACCCTTTACATTGTAACGATGCTGTTTTTTACCAAATGCTGCAGCAGCTATGGGTGTTTTGTATGCGTAAAATGGAGCACCAACGGGGTAGAGACTTCCATCGGGCTGCCCCATAAAGTTCCATTCAGGTGGTACCTGAGTCGGTGATTTTTGACCAAAAAACTCACGGTACGTTCCGTAAATAGGCATATCACCTGCTGCGAGCTGCTTTCCGTCAGGCCTTGAGCTATTCATTTTATTGTCAACGACGCTATTTGTCTGTGAAAGTGTTTGCTGGCTTACTTTAACAGGTTGGTTAAATCCATATTTCGCTGGCTGTTCAAAAGGAGAACCCATCATACCGAAAGCAGAACAGCGGTTGTTGCGGCGGCTGCGGCGGTGACGGCTGTACATGGATTTACGGGCGCAACCGGCCTTTCGCCTTTGCCCAAATGAGGCAGCACGCTTTTTAAGCTTTTTAAGCTTTTTAACAATGGAACGTGCGCGTTTTAAACAAGCCTTCTTAAGAACTTTTACAGGTTTGTACACACGGCGGCGGCCAACTTTCCGGGTTGTCTTGATGCCGTATCGTTTACATAATTTTAAAAGACGAGCCGACGGTTTTCGTACTGCTCGTTTCACGCGCCTGGACCTTTTCTTTTTACCGAATCCAGTCATTGCCATTTTTTGTTATACCGTTCATTTTTATTTTTTTTTCATTTTAATTAATTGAATTAATTAAAGGCACTCCACAATAATTATCATCGGTATTTAATTTATCAAGCTGAATATAAACTGGTAACTGCCTTTGTGTGAGAGGGTCGGTGTACATTAGACGTTTTGAGTAATTTAATAAAAACTCAAAGTTTTTTACGAACTCATCTCCATGCCCAGTCTCATCGGACATTATATGGGCAAGTTCATGGATACCGACATACGTCATAAGATTTATTTTGTTTAGTGAATTTGCCGTATCATCGGGCAGACAAAATGACATATACTGTTTATTAATTACATACGCAGCATCAGTCTCAAGATTACCTATTTCTTTTACAGTAACTCCTCTATTCCAATTTGTAATTAATCTTGCAACAGCCGGGTTTGTTGAATACTCTGAATTCCTAAGACTCCTTACTATAGTTTCCAGTTTTAGTCTAATTAGTGCCAAAAGGTCTGCTTTTGTTTGTTGATTGCTTCTGTTACGTACACTATAATACTTATTATCTAAACGACTTTTAATGTGGCGGGTACCGTCATAAACAAATACATAGAAAAAATAAACCACAACGGCAAAAAATATCCATAAAACGGGAACTTTCCATTTCATTGTGCCTTACCTTAGCAAATTATTTTAAAAATGATTTAAAAACCTGTGCGTTATTAAATTAAAAGATGAGCTGGGAAGCACGTGCGTCTGAGCTATCCATCGAGTCCCCTTTGGTGTTTCAGACCCTAGACTGGCATTGCGATGACTTTGACAAGGAAAATCCCGATGGTCGTTCGTTTCCTGTTTACAAGATTTTTGCCTTTGGAGTTGATACCAATGGCGCTGCCGTAACCCTTTGTATTAATGATTTTTCCCCGTTTTTCTTTATTGAAGTGCCATCAACTTGGGACCGCACGTGTATCTACAGTTTAAAAGAAGCCTTTAATAACCGGTCCATAAAAACATTAGAGTTCTTAGAAAGGAAAAGGTACTATGGATTTGAAAATAACAAAATTCGTAAATTCGTTAAACTTTCATTTTATAGTTTTAAGGGTATGCGTAACGCCAGGTACCAAATCGACAAGAATAGTTACCTTATTTCCGGCAAAGAATACAGCTTTAAGTTGTACGAATCCAATGTAGACCCCGTATTGCGTTTTACCCACCTTCGTGACATTCTTACAGCCGGATGGATTAAAGTGGATAAATACAGTTTAGATGAAACTGAAAGCTACTACGAAACAGACTGGCGTAATGTGTCGGCTCACAATGAAGGTGAATTTGCTAATCGTCTTTGCGATGTTAGAATGATGTACTTTGATATAGAAGCGTGTAGCGAAGATGGTTCATTTCCAAATGCCCTTAAGCCAAATGACAAGGTTACCCAAATTTGTTGTATCATTAAGGACACGGTTAGCAAAACAACAAAGAATTATCTTTTTAATCTTGGTACTTGTGACGCTATCGAAGACACCGTCGTGTTGCAATATCCATCTGAAAAGAAACTGTTACTGGGTTACGCGCAGTTTATAAGAGACACCGACCCAGATGTTATAGTAGGGTACAATATATTTGGGTTTGACAATGGATTTTTGTTTGAGCGTGCCCAGGTTTTGGAAATTGAAGAACAATTTAATTACCAATCGAAATTATCATTTAAAAAGACAACCGTCGAAAAGAAGATTCTCAATAACCAACAATCCGGATTTAACGACTGGAAAATGACCAGAATGTTAGGTAGGACACACATTGACCTGTTACAGGTTATTAAAAAGGATTTCAAATTAGAGAGCTACAAACTCGACTACGTTGGCGAACATTTTTTAGAACAAGGCAAGGACGATGTATCACCCAAACAGATATTTGAGGCTTGGGACAAAACCCTGGGAAATCGTGAAAAGAGGACCATTGTGGGAAAGTACTGTGTGCAGGATACCAATTTGTGCTTGTTATTATTTGAAAAGTTCGCAGTTTTGCCAAATCACATAGAAATGGCAAAGGTAACACGTGTTCCACTTGAATACCTGATAACACGCGGCCAGTCAATCAAGGTATTTAGCCAAATTTTATATGAAACCAGAAAGGCCGGCTACTTGATTCCTGTTTTACCGAGAACAGAATCAGATTCAAAATTTCAAGGTGCTACCGTATTGGAAGCCCACGTGGGGCATTACACAAGACCTGTTTGTGGGTTAGATTTCGCAAGTTTGTATCCGTCAATTATGATAGCCCATAATATGTGCTATTCTACGGTTGTGTTAGACGATAAGTTTATGAATTTACCAGGTGTTGAGTATTCAACCATAGATTGTGGACACGGGATGCGGTTTAGTTTTGTCCAAAACCAACCAGGTGTGTTGTCAGGTATCCTCCAAAGTTTGTGGAAGAATCGTAAACAGACTAAGCGCGAAATGAATTCCGCGACGGACCCTTTCGTCAAAACCGTTTTGAATGCCAAACAATTAGCCATCAAGGTCAGCATGAATTCAATTTATGGGTTTACTGGTGCTACAGTTGGTGCATTGCCTTGTCTAGAAATTTCGCAAAGTGTAACCGGCTGTGGACGGCTTATGATTGAACAGACCCAGCATCACGCAAAAGAAATGTTCCAGTGTGAAATCGTGTATGGAGACAGTGTTGTTTCAGATACTCCCGTTTTGATAAGGGTAGACACCACCGTTAAAACACTTACAATAAAGGAACTTTTTTCAATGTTCAACAAAAAACCCTATCCCCAGTTTAAAGCTGGTGAACCCGGACATTTCAACAAGGAACAAAGCGTCCCGTCTGGAATAGTTGAGGTATGGACAGCAACCGGGTGGTCGCAGCTTAAAAGAACTATCAGGCACCTTTGCTGCAAAAAGCTGTACAGGGTTGTGACAGATACAGGTGTCGTTGATGTTACAGAAGACCATAGTTTATTACGCGAAAACCTTGAACAGGTAAAACCAGCAGACTTAGTGGAAGGAGTTGAATTACGCCACGGATTTCCTGAAGACATACCTAAAACAGGCGTCGGTTTATTTAATTTTGATTATACAACACAGTCAAAAATAATGGCACAGCGTAAATACATTGAGGCAAGGAGCTATGGATACGGCGTTAAGGTAACTCACAACGAGGGATTTTACACATTAAAGTTTTTTAATAATTTTCAGGAAGAAATCAACAGCCTCCGCACAGTTAGAAACGTTATAGATTTACAGACAACACAGGAATATGTATACGACCTTGAAACAAACGACGGTACGTTTCAAGCGGGTATAGGACAACTTATAGTAAAAAATACGGATTCTTGTTATGTTATCTTTCCACAACCAGTTGATGCCGATGGGACTTTAACGACGTTGTTTAAAGTTGCTGAAAATGCTGCCAAGAGGATATCGGAAACATTTAAAAAACCCATTGAGCTTGAATTCGAAAAATTCATGTATCCTCTCATTTTAGTGGCGAAGAAACGATACATTTATGTAGAATGGACCGACCCCGACAAACACAATGGAGTTATTGAAGCCAAAGGTGTTGAATTAGTAAGGAGAGATAACTGCCCATACGTAAAAGAAACACTTGACGCAGTTTTAAAACCCATAATGTTTGAAAATAATGTAGAGAATGGAAAACAACAGGCTGAAATATTTATTGACCGGTTGTTGAATGGAGAAGTTCCTGTAAAAAAGTTAATACTTTCAAAAACTCTGAAAAATGAATACAAAGGGTTTGAGAAAATTTACAGTTCGCGGTTACCCGATGGTAGACCTGATACAAATGGGGGGTATGTTTGGCTTAATACAAAGACAGGGCATAATGAATGTCCTAGTATGGCGCACGTGGCACTTGTTGAAAAAATGCGCGAAAGAGATACAAACAGCGCCCCTAAACCAGGTGACCGTATTCCATTTGTTTATGTAGATATAGAAGACCCCAAAGCGTTATCTTGGAAAAAAACAGAAGACCCTGGATACGTTGTTGAAAAAAATATACCCATAGATACACTGTATTATCTTGACCATCAATTGAAAAATCCACTCAAAACAATATTTGATATTCTTTTGGGGGAATTGAAATGTGAACAGATGTTTAATACCCGTCCTAGTTTAATAAAAGCCAAACAACGTGAAAAATTGTCTATAGCCGAGGCCAAACGTAAAAAAGAAGGCAACCGCGATATACGAACATTCTTTACTGTGAAAATTTAACGTCTCCGGCGAAGAGACTTTATTGATTTACCGAACGATGCCATACGCTGTTCAAATGTTGGTATCTTAATTTTTCCCTGTGTATAAAGGTAATAAAGGACAGCGGCCACAAGAAGTAGTAAAAGCAAAATAAGCATACCACCACCACCTGCACCAAACCTTGAAATATTCGCGAAGGTTGAAAGATTTCCTCCGTTAAACTCGGTTACTTGTACCACTGCCACACCAGGTACTTGTTTCCAAGCTGGAGTTGACAAACTTGGTGTTGTAAATAAAGCAAACTTAGCGGCTAAATTACCGACAATAGCAAAAGTACCATCGTTAAATTGCGTCACTTGTATAACACCTACACCAGGTACTTGTGTCCACGATTTTGAGCCGATTGATAAACTTGGTGTTGTAAATAATTTACCGTCAATTCCAACAACTGCAAATGTACCGTCCTTGAATTGAGTTACTTGTACGCCACCTACACCAGATACTTGTGTCCAGGTTTTTGGGTCAGCCGATAAGCTTGGAGTTGTAAATAAAGCGAAGTTAGCGAGCTTATTACCAAGAACAGCAAATGTACCATCTTTGAATTGAGCTACTCGTGTAACAGCTACACCGGGTATTTTTGTCCAGGTTTTTGGGTCAGCTGATAAACTTGGTGTTGTGAACAACGAGTCATTAATTCCGACAACTGCAAATGTTCCGTCCTTTAATTGAGTTACTTGTACACCAGCTACGCCGGGTATTTTTGTCCAGGTTTTTGGGTCAGCCGATAAACTTGGAGTTATAAATATCGCACCACCAGCAACATTATTACCAACTACGACAAATGTTCCGTCCTTTAATTGTTCGACTTGTGCTACAGCTATACCAGGTATTTGTTTCCATTTAGGAGTTGATAAACTTGGTGATGTAAATAATTCACCTTTAAGGCCGATTATTGCAAATAAAGGTTCCCCCATTGTAGCCATACTGGGTGCTGCCATTGTAGCCATACTGGGTGCTGCCATTGTAGCCATACTGGGTGCTGCCATTGTAGCCATACTGGGTTCCCCCATTGTAGCCATGTCAGGTTCTTCCATTCTTGTAGTTTTTGTTGCCGATGTTGTTCGTTTGGGTTGAGAAAAGAAGCCTCCCATTATTTATAAG